CAGTAGAACCTCTCGTATTTCTTTCGATAGTTTTTAAGTTCGTACCACTCTTTCATTTTTACCCCAAAACCAAAACCCCCTCGCAGGTAGCAGCTGCAAGGGGGTTTTGATATTCCATGCCCGTATGGGCTTGAAAGCTATGCCATCGCGAAAGCTGCTACCAATCGCTCATATGATTATACCATCAAAACGGGATGTCCGAGGCGTAGATTTCCTGTGCTACCTGCTGCGATAGTGACGGAGAGTATTGCTGCTGACCATTCTGCCAACGGCTCATGAACTCTGGAGCACATTGATAGCGTTCCTGCGGGCTATCCCGCACCAGTCCGCGACGTACTGGGCCGACCCGGTGAACCAGGACTCGCCGTCCTGCGAGAACCCGTATATGAGCGCGTATGCGACGAGTTCCGATCCCTTCAGGCCCAACTCCTCGACCATGAACGGCCTGAGAACGACATACGATTCCGTTTGCATGGACACTCCTTAAAAGAGAACAACCCCGCCGGGTAGATTGCGCCTACCTGACGGGGTTGTCGTTTATCAAACCCGTTGGGATCGGGCGTGATAGCTATGTGCGGGCGCAATCCGCGTGTATCAATTATATCACACGGAGGCCCGTAGGGCTGGGCCGCGTGTGGTATGGGAAACTCGCGGCCCGTCTGCAATTATAGCATCAAATGAGGCCGAACTCGGTGAGGGCGAGCAATTCCCACGGCCTTTTCCCGGTTCCGCGCCTGTTGAGTATGCGGTAGAACTCCACGCCTCGTGTCTTGCCGTCGGGCCTCTTCGAGATAATCGGTTCGGCCCCGGCTTTAAGGCAATACTCTAAGAACGAGTCCCATTCCTTTGCCGATATGGCCCCGTGGAGCTTGGCTTGGATGAAGTAGGCCTTGCCCCCTCTGACAGCCCAGATGTCAGCCGGTGTCCTCGAAGCGTACGACCGCATACACGTGAAACCCTTGGCCTTCAGCGCCTTGATGGTCGTGTACTCGAACGCGCGACCCTTCTCGTACGGTGTCATTGCTGCTCCTTAATCTTGAACGTGTACGCCGCCATGCGGTCATAGCGCGTCCTGATTCCCGCCTGTCGGCTGGCCTGCTCGTACCGGGCTATCTTGCGGTCGAGTTGTGCCTGAAGCCTGTCGGTCGGCTGTCCCCCCGAGCGGAGGATGGACATAGCCCCCTTGATCCTGCGAACGTCGTTCTCCTGCGCCCGCTGCCACTGCGTGAACTCGTAGGCGTTCAGCTCGCGCCCGCTCTTGAGCTTGAAACCCGTCGGCCTCGTGGCGGCGTCGCGGAACTCGCGGAGGCGCTGCTCGTCATAGGTGGTTCCGGCCCCCAAGATGCACGGCAGCACGTCGTGCTTGCAGTTGCAGCCATCCCCGATGGGTCGCTCCAGCCCGCCCTGAATCTGCTCAAACTTCGCCTTGGGGTACTCGCGGCCCTGATAGGGAAGATGGTCGGGAGCGCACATCATATGGGCCGTAATCTCGACTCCATCGGCCCCGAACAGCTCGCCTTGCGCCTGATTGAAGTCGTTCGAGCACTTGTGCAGCGCATCGCGCACGTTCATCTCGACCGCGCTCCAAAGCTCACGCGTCTGCCCGGACGGGTACATGACCTTGATTCCTTGACCGGCGAAGCGGTTCACCACGTCGGCGATGGCCTCTTGGGTGCCCATGACTGGAATCTTGGCGATGACCTCTTGGCACAGGTTAAGGTAGCCCTGCTTGAACGGAACCAAGTTGCCCTGATTGTCGTAGAGCATGAACACGGACGTTCGGAGGCAGTCCAGAATCGAGGTATTGACCCGTGACTTACCGGACTTGAGCAAGCCCGTGAGAATCTCGTTCCCGGAGGTCTTGACCGGATCGAGGCCCTTCATGCGGTAGAACTTAGCGGCCCTGCGGTCTGCCTTCTCTGCGGCCTTCGCCACATCGACCGCCGCCTGCTCGCCCAAGCCAAAGCGAAGCGTCTTCAACATGCGGTAGACGACCGCCATGTCTAACGCCGTCCATCTCGCCGCGTCCGCCGGGGTGGAGTCCTCGTCGGCGTCCCTCAGCCGCTGGGCCAAGAGGCAAAGCACCGCGACCTCGAATGCCAAGGTCGCGCGTCCGTAGAAGTCGTCGCTACTCATCGAGGCCGCCAATCAGCGTCCCGAGGTCGTCGGCGTTGTCTTCCTTGATTGCCGACACGCGGTCTCTTGCGACCTCCGGCGTCTCGTTGAACACGAGCATACGGTAATCGACGGCATCGGAGCCGCCGAAAGCCTGACCCGCCACGATGGCGTTCAGCTGGTCGGAGAAAGTGTTGATGTAGTCGTTCGACCACTGATATTCGACGTGGTACTCCCCCACGGCACCGATGCCGTAGTAGTTGAGCAGCGTGTCCCAACAGACCACAAGCTCGCCCAGCATGCCCTCGGCAACGTTGCGGGCCGCGTTGACGAATGCCTGCGTCTTGCGCATGGACTTGCGCACGTTGTCAACGTTCTCGTAGCCGGTGCTGTTCGGGCTGGAGAGGATGCCGTGCGAGATTCCGACGGCGTTCTCGACCTTGCGGTACTGCTCCTGCAAGCCGTCGAGGTACGGCTGGAGCTGGATGGAGGGAGCCCATTCCTTGAGCGTCGGGGTGCCACCGTCGGCGAGCGACTGGAACAAGCGCTCCTTGCCCTTTGGCAAATCGACCACAGCGTCAATGATGTTGCCTTGGCTGTCACGCTTGTAGCGCTTATGGAACAGCGAGCGGTCGGCGAAGACGGCCTTTTCTGAAAGCTCGAACTCGCTGTGCATCTGCGAATCCAAATAGTGAATCTCCTTGATGGGCTGCGACGCGCCGAAGCAGATGGGCGTTCCCTTCTGGGCGTTGGGGTTGCGCGGGTCGAGGGCGAACGAGCGGTAGCGGGCCACGAGCAATCGGGGCGTGTTCGGCACGATCCACTCGTCCTCGTTATGCTCGGCCCAGTCTGGGAAGTCCGCGAGCGTGAGGCTCGACATCTGCTGGTCGCGCATGATGTAGGTCTTGTAGCGCGTCGCCATGGCCTGCGTGCCGTCAACCGCCGTATAGGGTACCAGCTCGACCTTGCGCATGAGCGTATAGACGGTCGAGGTGTTCTTCATGGTCTTCTTGTCCACGACGTAGATGACGCTCGTGAGCTCGCGCCCGTTCGCGCCCAAGATGGCGAAGTTGCCCGAATCGACGACGACGTTGTCGAAGCCGTGCCCGTTCCAACTGGGCACGATGATGGCGTCGCCGCTCAGGAAGGCCATGCTCATGGCGTTGGTGAAGTAGTTCAGCACGAAGTCGCGCGCCGTCGCGTCCAGCTGGGACGCACGCTGCCCGCCCACGACCGGCATACGGAAGTCCGACGTGACCAATGTGGCGAGCGACTCGCAAATCTGGCTCTCGACCGAGCCGACCGTCCCCTTGCTGGCCGCGTCCGAGTATGCCTGCTGCGGCTGGACGCCCTGAATGCGCTTGCCGATGGCGGCTGCGAGCCGGTCGAGTGCGCTGTTGAGAAATCCCATATATACCTCCCGTTTAGGTGTCTCTGCAATTATACGGTGCCGTCGAGCTGCTTGCGGTAGATCGTGCGGACGAAGTACCGGATCGCGTCCATCGCGTGGTCGTGCTCCTTGATGACCTTGGTCTCGGCGCTCTTGGAGTCCCAGACGTACTGACCGAACTCATCGACCGCCTCCCTGCACCGCTCGCAGACCTTGAGCCGGTCGAGCTGGATGAGGTTATCGACGTTCTGGATACCGGGCACGACTTCATTGTCTGCCGGAATGACCGTGAACAGGCCGTCGGCGCGTATCTCCTCGATGAACGACGAGGCCGACGGGTCTACGACGATTGACTCGATGTTGTACCGCGAGATTCTCGCCTTCAGCTCCTTGTAGAGCATGGCGTCGGTCTTGCGGTAGCCCTTCTCGCGCGAGTCGAAGCTGTACTCGTCGAAGGCCACGACCGCGCCGCCCCTGATAGTCCAGAGAAGGGCCGCGAAAGGGTTGGTGATGCCGTAGTCGATGCTGACCCATACGGGAGCGTGCTCGGGAATCTCGAACAGGGGAATGTCCGGGATCACGGCCTGCTCGAGCGCGGTCTGGTAGACGAGGCCCTCGGCCTGCGTCCAAAGCCCCCGGATGTAGCGGTCATAGAAGACGCCCGTGTATTCGCGGCAAAGCTGCTCGACGTAGCTCTTGGGCAGATATGGGTTGTCGAAGATGGTGTAGTGCTGGCGGTATATGTCGAGGTCTGTTCGGTCGATGAACTGCTTGAGCCAATGCCTCGGGCCTTCCGGGTTCAAGCCCGCGTGGCACTCCGAATACTCGAATGACAGGCGGGACTTGAGCATCTCGAAGACCTCCGGGTTGATGCCCGCCGCCTCGTCGATGTAGCAGAACTTCACTGCGGAGCCTTGGAGCTTGCGTTTCTGAGTTGCCTTCTCCGCTCCTAGGCAGTAGCACCTTTGCCCGAAGAGGTTTACCGTGTTGTCCGGGCCTCCGATTGTCCCGACCATGCCCTCGCCGAACTGCTCCCGCATCGGAACCAGCACGTTGCGCTCGATGTTTCCGAGAGACACGCCCATTAGGAGGTTGATTCCGTCCAACCCCACACCGTGCAGTATCCTGTCGGGAATCGTGAAGTTGTTCGCCAGCCACGACTTACCGGATCGCACCGCGCCCTCGGCGAAGTTCCACCTGTGATGGGCCTCGCGCACGTACTCCTTTTGCTTGTCCGTGAGGCTAAACGACGGCACTGCTGCGCACCGCCTCTGTCATGTCCTTGATGGCCTTCAAGAGCTCCTCGTTGCCGTCCTCCGGCTTGCGCTGGCAGCGCCCGAACTCCTGCGGGTATGCTCGCTCCAGATACCAGGCGGACGCCTGCCATTGTCCATCGCTCGCCGCCCGCGTGATGTTCTGGAGGTGGAAGGCCTTGCGCATCGCCTCGGCCCTGCGGTACTCGTGCGCGAACTTCACGTATTCCTCGTCGTCGTCGCGGCCCCGTATTCCGTCCTCGCCCCACGACAGCCAGTTGAAAAGCGTTGACGGATGGATGCCGACCGCCTTCGCGACGTCCGTCGTCGAGAGGCCCGCGCGTACGAGCTTGATGATCTCGCGCCGGTTCTCTGCCGTGAACTTGGTATTCTTCTCCCGTGCCATGTCTCACTCCCCTTAAAGCAAAAGGGACGGCCTGAACCGTCCCGATGTAGGTCTATTAGATTGTACCGTCTGAAGACCTCAGATGCCGTTTTTAGCCCGCTTCACCGCTTTGGCGAGCAACCACACCGGGAGCGCGAGGAACGTGCAGATAACGCCGATGTAGGCGATCAGCACGAAACGCAGCACTCCCCACCACCAACCGATGAGAACCCAGTAAAGGCATCCGTGCCGCATCAGTACATCACCTGCGTATAGTAGGCCGAGGCGTAGGCGAGGACGGTGAACGCCGCCCACGCCGCCGTGACGCCGATGCTCTTCTTGTCCCATACCGACGTGAGCGCATTGCAGGCCCCGACGCACACCATCACGAGCGGCGCGAGCTGAACCGTGAACTGCTCCATTAGTTTTCCCTCCCCGTGTAGTAAGGCTTGCCGTCAACGAAGTAGTGGATGCCGTCCAGCTCTGACTTGAGCGTGTACCGACCGCAGTCGTAGACATACTCGACAGCCGCCGAGTAGACGCTGCGTGCATAGCCGATGTTGACGTTGAATGCCTTCGTTGGGTGCTCCAATCTCGATGTCCGACAAGCTCATAATATACCTACTGTATCAACTTTGCAACACTAAACCGAAAACAACGCCCCCCCGGCAGAACCGGAGGGCATCGGAAAGGAGCCGCGCCGACGGCGAAAGGCACGCAGAAAGACCGCCGGCGCACTGGGATTGTACTACTTCGCGTAGAGTCCCGCAGCCAGGGCCTTGCCGATGGCGACGTTGGTGTTCGGGCCGTTGTACCCGTCCGCGCCGTCAGGCCCGACCGAGATACCGTGGTCGATGAGCCACTGCTGGTGCCTCTTGATTGTGCCGCTGCTCATCTGGCGCGCCTGCACCCCGCAGAACTCGGGATAGATCTTGCAGCCGACCTTCTTTTGGAGCGCCAGAACCATATCGGAGCCGACGCCCTTGCCGGTCTTCGTGAACTCCACGCCGCCGTCGGTCGCCCAGAAGTAGGGCTTGTTGGAAAGCCACTGGCCCGACATGGTTCCATCGACGGTAGTTCCGAGCTGCTTCTGCAATGCCCTGTTGAACTTCGGCCCCCAATAGCGCGTGTCGCCCAAGTCAGGGTGGGTGTTGTCCTTGACCTCCGTGTTGGAGCCGTTGAGCACCTTCCCGTCAGACTTCCAGACGAGCTTGCCGTTCCACGGGTAGCTGTAGTACGGCTTGATGTTGGACTCGCGCCCGTTCTGGTCGCCCTTGGTGCCGGTGATGGTGCCGTTCTCGCTGATGCTGAACTGCGCCAGCAGGTCGCCGCGCGCCGATCCATAGCCGGAGATACATACCGCCGTGTGGTGCACCTCGTTTAGGTAGATGTCGCCGCGCTTGGCGCTTGCCTTCCCCATGGCCTTCCAGACGAACAGGCCGGTCTTGAGAAGCTCGGACTTCATGTTGCCCGTATAGGTGGCCCCGAACGTGTTCACGCCGACCGCTCGGAGGGCCGTGATTACCGCCGAGCTACAGTCACGGTCGCCGCCCGCGATGGTGACGGCAGTCCCATCGGACAGCTTGATGGTCTCGGTGGTTCCGTCGCCCATGCGGTTATATTGCGAGTAGCCGTGGCCTGCTCCCCCGTTGTGGGTGCAGAGGTGCTCCATGACCTGGGCGAAGGCCTCGCGTTGAGTGATTGCCATTATTGCCTCCTTAAAACGAAGGGCCGCAGGTTACCCCGCGGCACGGATGGTGCCATGCCCCGCGTGACGCTATCGCGGATGGGGCACCCGGATAGACCACCCCCTAGCCGAGGTCGTCATACATGAGCGCGCGCTCGGAATCTCCGACGCCCTTCGTGGTCGGGTCGGTCACGACGCCGAGGATTGCGAGGACCGCGAACAGGGCGTTGATGATCGCGGCGAGCTGCTGGTTCAACACGACGAAGTCCCACGTGTACCCGAACGGTGCGGATACCGCCTGAACGAGCAACAACACCGCCGGGATGAGCGTGAGCCAGAACGTCTTGTTCTTGATGCGGATCTGCCAGTTGATGTCGGGCTTCTCCGGCTTCTCTTTCTGGAACTCCGGGAAATCTTGGTCTGTCATGTTTACCTCCTAGAACGGGTGCAGGCCCAGTGCCCACACGATATAGGCGAGCAACGCCGCCACGGTGCCGTTGATGAGCGTGTTCACGATTGCGTCCCAACGCTTCGCGCCCTCTTGGGCTCGGGAATCGACGCGCTCGTACAGCTTCGCCACGTCGGCGCGGGTCTCCGAGCACGCGGTCTGGATCTGAGCCAAGATGACCGAATCGTGCTCGCGGCTCAATCGCAAGGCGTCAAGCTCCCTGCCGTGGGTCGTGACGCGCTTGTCGAGCGTCTCGATGCTCTGCTTTATGTACTCGATTCCGGCTTCGTCCATGCTGCCTCCTACGTGTACGACTTGCCGACGTTCTTGTTGAGGCGCTGCATACGGGTTGGCGAGGCCGCCCCGATGGTCACGCCGATTGATACGTCGGAGCCGCTGTAGCTCTCGTCTACCTCGGTGATTATCTCGGTCCCAGTATAGCCGAGCACGTCGTACGCAACACGGTCGCCCAGGTCCCACTTGTCCCTGTAGTCCTCCGCGCTTACGTCGAGGCTCATCGTCGGCGTCGAGTTGTAGTTGTACGAGCGCAGTGCCGCCGCCGCGTCGCAGGCCTCCTGCGACGTCTCGTTGCCCATGAGGTCGCTGACGTCCTCGTTCCACTCGAAGGCGTAGGTCGTCTGCCATTTGTGGCCCGCGCACTTCGCCATGCTCTCGCGTTTGGCCTCAGCGTTGAAACCCTTCAGCCATGACGCCTGAGTGCTCGTGTCGTGCTCGAAGTCCGCTGACAGCACGTTGCCGTTCGCCTCGGAGAACACGTAGCCCGTGTTGTCGAAGATGGCCTGCGTATGTGGCATGATCTGGTACAGTCCGCTCTCGGCCTTGAAGAGCGGCGCGCGGAACAGCCGGTCGTTCTTCTTGCACAGGTCGTAGATCGCGTCCTCCATGACCGTCGGTGAGCCGAACGTGTACCGCGTGCGCCCTCCCCAGTTCTCGTACTCGAGCATCACCTTCGTATATCTCGGGAGTCCGGTCATGTACTTGTCTCCCGTGCTGTTCAGCATGGCGCTTAGCACCTTCGTGCCGCTGGGCTGGTCGATATACCATCCCCCATAGCTCGAGCCGGTGCCTCGGGTCGTGTTCGTGAAGCCCCATATTCCCTCGCCGAACACACCGGAAAGCTCCGTGTACTCGCCGTCGCTTCCCTTGTGCGTCTTTATCTTGAACACCACGCCGATCTCGGGAATCACGCGCGTTGTCGGAGACGTCGCGATACGGTCGGCTATCTCCACGAGGAACTTGGTAGGCCACAACTGTTCGACCAAGCCGGTCGGTATGCGCACCCTGAACGAGCCTGAATCGAACGCCTTGCGCTTCCACTCGACGTAGAGGGCGTTCACTGCGGGGAACCTGAGAAAGATGTCCGTCGCCACCGGCGCGCTGTCGTCCGGCCCCGTCTCCTGATAGATGTTGATTAGCATGAGATACCGAACCTTCTCTCCTTGACGCGCATGTACAGGGTCAGCGGCCCGGATGTGAATACGCTCCATCGCCCCGGCTCGAGATGGTCGGTCGAGAACATGGACAGCTCGATGTCCTGCGGGCGCTCCGACCCCTTCAGGAAGTTGAGGTCGAAGTTCGCCTCGTTGAACACATCATCGGGTGCCACGCCGAACGCGAAGTACCTGTCGAACTGCCCCCATGCGAAACTCCCCGGAGCCATGTGGCGGAGGTCGGCCAGGTTGATCCCGTAGTTGACCGCGATTGCCGGAAGGTACGAACCGTCCTTCACGAGCTGCACGCTGCCGACGACCGTCCCCTGCTGCTGCGATACGACGATCTCGTCCCCGAGGTTCACCGCCACGAAGTCGAACGTAGCCGCCGCAGTCCCGCCCACCTCGAACGTGGCGGAACCGGACGGCACTACGATTTTTTTGCCTCCACCGCCTCGAAGGAGGGGTCGGGGAACGCGAACTCTGCGGTATAGACCGGTTCGCTCGTCAGCTTCTTGCGCTCGACCTTGAAGTTCTTCAGCCAGCAGTACTGCCACATCTGCTGCCCGAACGCCACCACCGTACACTTGAGCCTGCTGGCGGCGAGGACCTTCGCGACGTCGCCCGGCTCGCGCTTGACCGGCTCGAACGTGATGGTGCGCGTCTTCATGGGCTTGCGCCGACCGATGTAGTACGAGCCGTCCGAGAACGCGTAATCCTGCGTTATCAGGTCGTAGTTCTCGCTCATGAAGTCGTCGAGTCCGCCTGCCCGAAGGACGTAGCCGGCATCGTCGGCGACCTCGCCCAATGCCTTGAGGCCGCATATCTGCACGACGCCCCCGTCCGCGTTCTCGAACCTAAGCCCCATATCGTTAAACGCCATAGTCTGCTCCCACTCCGAAGGTGTTGTACTCGTGGACCGTCCTAGCCATGTCGGCAGGGTTGGATACCGGCTGGTTGAAGTTGATGGTCTGGTTGATGGTCTGCCCGCCCCCGGCACCATGCTGGCTAACGAACTGCGGCTGGAAGCTCCTCACGACGTTCGGGGAGAACGACGCCGAGAGTTCGCCGCCGTAGTCCTTGAGGTCGTCGTTGAAGTCGCCGATGCTCTTTTTAGTGTCCTCGAAACCATCGACGAGCCTCATGTTGAAGCCCTTCATGATGAGCGTACCGGCGGGCTGCAGGAGCTTCAGGTCGTAGCTGAGCGGTCCCTTGTGGCGCGCGATCCATCCCGCGATCCTGCCGACGAACGACGTGATATTGTTCCAGAAGGAGACGAGGCCGTTGTACAGGCCGATCATGATGTTTCGGCCTGCGTTGTACAGCAGCCTGCCGACGTTTCCGATGGCCCCGACGATCTTGCCGGGGATACTCCCGACGAACGACGTTATGCCGCTCGCCTTGGAGACTATTCCGCTGAGGAACTTGCCGAACGCCTCCGCGCCCGAGGCGAGCAGCGACGGTCCGAGCGTGACCAGCTTGCCGAGGATGTCGCCGACGAGTCCGGCCACGCTCAGGAGAATCTGCGGCAGCGCCTGACCGATTGCACCGACGAGCTGTAGGAACAGCTCCGCGCCGCGCGAGAGCATCTCCGGGCCGTGGTCGATGATGTACTGGAGCAGCTGGGCGATTCCCTGGCCGAGCGCCGTGAGAATCTGCGGCAGCGCCTGAATCAATCCGGTGACCATGTTCACGAAGAACGTCAGCGCCGTGTTGAGCAGCTGCGGGCCGTACGTGATTATCAGGTTGAAGATGCCCGTGATGATGGTCGGCAGGTTCTGGATGATCATCATACCGAGCTGCCCCAACGCATCGAGCAGGAACGTGGCGAGGTTTACTATCATCCCGACGATTGTCGGACCCTGCTCCGTGAGGAACGTGCCGACCGACTGGAAGAACGTCGGCAGGTTCGTCGAGATAGACTGCAGTACGGACTCGAACAGCTGCGGGATCGACATTCCCGTAGTCTCCTTGATTTTGTCGAAGACCTGCGGGATGGCCTGCTGGATGGCCTGACCTATCTTCCCCATGAGGGACGGCAGCGTCGTTACTACCGTCGCCACGATCTGCGCGATTCTCGGCAGGACGTTCTCGCCGACCGCCGTGACCGCCGTGAGCAGGTTCTCCGTGAGAGCGCCCATGTCTTGGTCCGGGTCGGCGAGGCCCTCAAGCCAGTTCTTCCAAGCGGCCTTGGTGGCGTTTACGGAACCCTCGACGGTCTTCAGCGCCTCGTTCATCGAAGTGCCGGCGATGCCCATATGGTTCTGCATGACGTCGATGGCGTTCACGATGTTGTCGAAGCTCATGCTGTTCGCATCGACCGTGATGCCGAGGTCTTTCTGGATGTCCGTCATCGAGGCGGCGTCCTTGATTAGGCGCTGCATCTCCTGTTGGGTGCCGCCGTATCCGAGCTTCAGGTTGTCCAGCATCGTGTAGTTCTGCTTCGCGAAGCCCTGGTAGGCGTTCTGGATGTCCGCGATGTTCGTGCCGAACGTGTTGGCGTTGTCGGACATGTCCATGATGGCGCGGTTTGCGTATCCCGCGGCCTTCTGCGTGTCGCCTCCGAGCGAGCTGATGAGCGACGCAGAGAACGACGTGACCTGCTCCATGTACTCGTTGGACGAGATTTGCGCGGTCTGCCATGCGTTCGCCGCGTATCCCTGCACCGTCTGCCACGAGTCGCCGAACAGCTTCTGGATGCCGCCGATGTTCTGCTGGTAGCTCGAGAACTCCTCCAGCGCGCCCTTTGCGATTATGCCCGTGACCGCCGTGCCCGCAGTCCCGATGGCGGCGAGCGCCTTTGTCGATGCCGAGACGATGCCGGATGCGAAGCCGCCGACCGCGCCGGCAGCCCTCTTCATGGTGGACTCGGCAGAACTGGCCGCCGACTGCGCCGCCTTCGTCGCCTGATTTACGGCCTTGTCGCCGTTGACCTCTAGGTCTACCTCGATAGTGCCGTCCGCCATTCAGTCACCTCCTCTATAGGTGGAGGCGACCGAACGCCTCCTTCTGGACTTCGATTGCCCTCGCGTCCTCCGGCGTCCTGAGTGCCGGGAGCGAGTAGGCCCTCTTCATTCTAGACCAGTACTGATGCTCGACGTCCTTCTCCCGGCTGGGCTTGGTGTAGCCACGGTACTGCATGACCTTGCCCAGTGCCGTTCCGTCGGGAAGGTTGTCCAACAAGGCCCTGAACCGCCACCAGTGCATGTGGCAGTCGGTGAGGTCGATGCCGTAGCACTGCTGGAAAGCGGCCACGATGCGGCCTCCGTCCTCGATGTAGTCGAATACCCTCGGGCCGTTCGATGACAGGCCGTGCGGCGTCTCCGTCTTGCAGGCCGCGAACTCCGCCGCCGCCTCGACCCACCCATCATCGTCAGGCACGTCGCCGGTGAAGATGTATGACCCGGCCTTGCGCGCGGTCTGCGCGTCTACCGCCCAACGGATCCAAACGTGGAAGTCAGTGTCTATGGGAAAGAAAAGCCCGCCGACCTCTAAGCCAACGGGCAGTCCCTCGTCTCTGAGGTCGATCATCATTTCGCCTTGTCGCTCAGGTCTACGACCTTGCCGATTTTGTCGAGTGGCACCCTGTTGAGCGTGCGGGCGGTGCTGTTGATCTGATCGTCGAAGATTACGGCCTGATATGCACGGGTCGCGCGGCTGAAGCACAGCGCGAGCGCGGTCACGTCGCAGTCATCGTAACCTGTGCAGTCGAATGCCTTGTGTGCCGAGTCCTCGCCCATGAGCTTCACCATCATGTCGTACTGGGCGCGGAACACCTCATCGGGCGTCTCGCCGTTGGCGACCGCGTCAATCTCGGCACTGAGCGCCGGTGTGAGCTTCGGCAGCGTGTGGACTACGTTCAAGTTGTCGGTGAATGTGATTTTCATTTTCGGCCCTTTCTCCCGGTAAAAGAAAAGCGGGGCAAGGCTTCAACCCTCACCCCGCACGGCTCTATTTTACCGCCTTGGCGGCCTTCTTCACCGGAAAATCTTCCGCTTGAGCGGAGGCCCCACTAGCTAGTTTTTTTTTGTCACCTTGATGGCACTGGTGCCGAGGCCGGTCACGCTGACGTCAACCGGGTCGCCGTTGAAGTCGAGGTGGAAGGACAACGTGCCGTCCACGGTGTTCAGCGTGTCGATGGTGATGAGCGTCTCGACCCAGACCTGACCATTGGTCCCCCCGGTACCGGATGCGGGGACCTCTGCGACGAGGCACGGGAAGGTGGTCTCTCCGCCGACCGGCATCTTGTGGCGCAGGTCGTTGATGAACTTGTACATCGGGTTGTCCTCGTACAGGGCAATCTCCTGATCCATTCCGGGCTGATAGCCGGTGTGGACGGTGTAATCGTTCTTGTAGCAGATGTAGGACGCCGTGTCGGTCTGCGCGTTGTACTCCATCTCAAACGTGGTCGAAAGGTCGATGGGGACCCACTTCGCGCCGGTATCCGTACCGGTGCCCGTCCACGCGCCCGCCGTGTCGATGAGCGGGACGATGAGATTGCGTGTGATCTTGTTCGCTGACATTGTCTAACCTCTCTCTAGGTACCTAATCGAAGCCGCAACCGAGTAGCGCGCCGTGCCCTGGTCGACCTGCACGAGCTCTGACATGTTCTGTTGCGGCTCTATTGCCATAATTGTACAGTCTCCGCCGAAGTCCGGGACATTGTGCGGGTACTGCTCGCTGACCCATTCCAGCCATCCGTTCACCGCGTCCAAGGCCTCGTCGTTGATGTCGTCTCCATCGTCGCTCCACGGTAGGACATACTGCAATGAGAATAGCAGATCGCGCACCTCGGAGCCGTCGATGTACGTAACGACCGACTTATCCTGCGTGTTGAAGAAGATGGCCGAGTCGCCCATGTCGTTCACGATGGCGTTGGTCTTCAGCCCCTTTATCGCCGGGCACGTGAGCGCCCACGCCTTGACCTCTTTGGCCTTCGTCCTCATCGTAACGCCGCCTTCCCCGCCGCCGCGATCTGCGCGATGTGTCTCTTAATGCCCTCGTCCCAGTGCGCCATGGTGCCCGGGGTCACGAAGTGCAGACCCTTACCGTAGAACACCCTCCGCGCATACGGCAGCGGCCCCCAGGTGACCTTGAACGGAGTTGCCTTGCCCGTCCCCCGGAGGTCGCCGGTCTTCATCGGCACGTACTGATGGGCCACCGCCAAGGCTTTCGTCGCCATGGCCTGACCCATCGCACGGTTGCGGCTGATGGAGTTCACCTTGCCCGGTACGCCGCTCAAATTGACCTTCGTCATGATGTCACCTCGACAACGGAACCGTAGGGATGAATACCGGCACCGAACCCGTCGCGCCTGTCCTTCACGCTCTTAATCTCGAAGGCGCGTCCCTCGTTCTGGGCGGTAAGCAGCGCCTTCTTGGTAGGCTGGATTATCCCGTCGGAGATGAAGTCGCCCACGCTCGGGACGGTGTTCATGTACGGCTCCGCTATCTGGCAGCGCCAAGTCTGGACTTTAGACACGGCAGGCCCCTCGCCCTTCGAGCCGTCACGGACGAGCACGGCCCTCTCGATGGTCTCCGGCCTGTAGCCGTTGGCTTTGACGTACAGATAGACCTTGCGCTCGAATGGAACCGTCACCATGTTCCACCGACCCTAGATATTAGGTCGATTGGCAGGAAGGCGCGGATGTCGTCCATCGCCCGGGTCTCGGCCACGGTATATGATCCGGTCGCCCCGTCCCTGAAGCTCATCGACGTTATGCCGTTGTCGAAGCTCGCCAACCCGCCGTTGTCGGATTGCTGGTTCTTGGCCTTCTCGATAGCAGGCTGCCGCTCCACTAGGAGCATCTGCGCGTCCGCGATTGCTGCACCGAACATACCCTCCAGAAAGTGCCATTCCGGTAGTTGGCGACGGTGGCACGTGACCTCATCGAACAGGGGCATGACGGAGCCGAGTGCGCTCTGGAACTGCGTCTCGGTCATCGTTCCGCCCCTGCTGAGGTATCCCGTGTAATCAAGCATTACTGCTCCTCCAAGGTATCGATGCCGGAAGTCTCATCGCCGGTCCCGACCTCATGCCAAGTCGCCTTGTCGATGTCCGGCGCGTTGCCCTGCTCGGCAGTCGTGTCGCGCATGGCTCGGTAGAGCTTGCCGATGTGGTTCACGCAGTCGCCGCAGAGGTACGACTCGCCGACCGTCCAATCCTTGTAGTATGCAGCGACGGACAGCGCCTGCTCATCCGGCAGCAGCGCTGTCTGGATGAGCGTCTGCAAGGCCTTGGTCTTCGCTGCGGCCTGCGCGTCCTCCATCTGTCGCGTGAGGATGTCCACGTTATGTTCTAACTTCATTGTTGCGTCCTCCAAAGGCTCGCGTAGTACGTCTCCATTTTATGCGCTTGGATAGTAGGAGGGGCACGAGGCCCCTCCTAGATTGACAAGATTACGCGATTGACAGGACGGGAAGGCAGGAGAAGCCGTTCACTGCGGAAGCGCCGTAGACGTTGCCGCTGTCGCCGACCACGCCCTCGGCGCTCGAGTTTGCGATGAAGCGCCTGGCAGAACGTGTAAACACGTTGCGAGCGACTTTGTTCGGGTCCCGCGCGATGAGCCATTCGTACGCCCGGTTGCCCGCAATGACGCCGGGATGATTGTTTGCCGCGGCTACGGCCTTCCAGTAATCGAACACCACGCCCTCGGCCTTGAAGCCCTCGGTGCTCTGTCCGAGGTACGAGTTGAAGTAGTGCTCGATGGAGCTCGGCAGGCGCACCGTGTCCACCGTCTCGACTGGTGCAGCCCCGTCGGTCTGATGAGGCTCGGTCTTCACCTTCACCGATGCCATGCCGTCGCGGAGGCTCTGCTCCAATCCCGCCAAGAAGCCCGGCTTGCCAGCCATAGTGTGCTTGCGGGTGAAGCGCGTGCGGCGAGAGTCCCAATCGGTCGAGTCGGAGTTGAGCCACGCGCGCATCGCGGAGTCCTTCCAGGAGTTGGAACCCTCGCAGCCTCGCGCCCACGTGTTGAAGTCTCCCGTTGCGAGCTCCGAGATTGTACCGAGCGACGTTCCGGTGCTGCCGGCTGTGACAGTGGCTGTCTGGAGCAGCGCACCGTCGTAAGGCCCATAAATCTGAATCTGCGTGATACCGGTGTAATAGCCCGCGTCCCAGAGCCACTGGGAATCTGCCGGAACGTCATCGGCGAGCGTGAACGTGTAAGGGAACTGGCCGACGGTACTGAATGCCCCTGTGCCCCAAACGGCACCAACTGAGACCGTGAACGTGTACTGGCCCGCGCTCATCAACTCGACGTTGTTGTAGAAGGCCTGCTTCTGCTCGAAATGGAACGAGATGGGAAGCGCGTCGATGAACTGGAGGTCCATGCAATTACCCGTGCGACCGTCCCCAAACTCCTTGAGCGGGTGCGCGTCGTCCGCGCCCGTGTAATGGTGGGCCACCGCCATGCGCATGGGGTAGGTGGTTCCATTCCATGTCCAGCCCGCCGTGATGAGGTCGCCGGGATAGAGCACCTTCGGCGCGTCGCCCGTCCTCACCAAAGCGCGCATCTGGACACCGGAAAGCCCAGTGGCTGCAAGCTCGACGGCCTTTGCGGCCGCGTTCGCTGTGTCGGCCGCGTCGTTGGCGTTCTTGGCGGCTTTGTCAGCCTTTGCTGCCGCCTCGGTCGCCGGTCGCTGAAGCTCCGCGATCTGGTCTTCGGTGAAGTCGTTATAGGTAAACGGGTCGCCCTTCTCGCCCTTATCGCCCTTCGGCCCCTGAGGTATCCCAAGCGTAATAGTCTGACCGCTCTCGCCCTTGACGGTTGAGACGGTCGCCTCGCTGCCGGGTCCGAGTGTCGTCACATCTACGTCCGTGATGACCGATGCGTTTGCCTTTGCTGCCGCCTCGGTCGCAGATGTTGTCGCCGCGTCAGCCTTTCCAGCTGCCGCAACGGCCTCTTCTTTCGCCGTGTTCGCTGACGATGCAGCCTGAGCTGCCCTCTCTGCGGCCTCATCGGCTGCATGGGCCGACGTGTCTGCGTTGGCTGCCGAGGCATTAGCCGCCCCTGCTGCGGCGTTTGCCCTTTCCGCCGAAGCGTCAGCGGCCTCGGATGATGCCATGGCAGTCGAAGCGGCCTCCTTGGCCTCCTTGATGGCCTCGGTGATAAGGTCGCACGTCGGCTCGTAGCCCTTGAAGCCGGCCCCGGTCTCGATAACTCGGAAGGGCTTGGACATGGCGGCGTGCAACAGCACCTGCCCGTCGGCGTTGGTTCCCTCGATGCTGGCGAACACGTCGCCGATTTTGGTCATTATCTCCCACGGGATGACGTAATAACCGTCCGCGCCCTTCGCCGGTGCGGAGACAACGTCGGATCCCTTGAAGGCGACGAGGATGTCGAGGCCGTCCCACTCATCGTCGAGGACGAGCGAGACGCGGTCCTCGTCTTTGGTACCCCTATAGAGAAGACGGTCGTCGGTGGATATGTCTCGATCCGCGACCGTCAGCACATGTGTACGCATATGACCCCCTTAGATGTCGTTCTCGGTGACGAACATGAGCGACGTACCGGCCTTGAACGTCTGATCGGCGGTCAGCGTGATGCTCTTGCCGGTCGAGTTTGTCGCAAGAGTGTTGTGCGACATGGTGCCGTCCGCGTCGTGGAACCAAACCGCATATGTCTGGTTCGCCTTGACCGCGAGGCCCGTTGCGAGAACCGTGCCCGCAGTCAGCGTGACCTCTGCCGATGCCTGAATGTCCACCACCGCAGAGCGGAGCAGAACGTCGGCCCCGGCCTTCCATACCGGGATGAGGCCGACCGTCACCTTGAGGTTGGTCGGTACCGTGGGCGTCTGGGTATCGGCCACCATCGAATGCGTCTGACCCGACTCGATCGAGGCGATGTCCGTCTCGTTGGTCTTTGAAAGGCTCATCGCGTTGGCGGAGTTGGCCTCGATCCTGTTCATGTCCTCGGCGTTGATGACGTCGCCCGTCTTCCACGTCTTGATGACGTCTGCCATTGTCTCCTCCTTAAAGGAAAGGGGAGGGCCGAAGCCCTCCCCAACTAACCGGTGACGGATGTGCCTACGACGGCGTACCCGACCCGGGCTGTTTTATCGGTTGGCGGCTCCGAGCCTAGAAAGACACCTTGGCGTTGAAGACGCAGGCGGAGCGCAGGACCTTGGCACCGTAGACGTGGAGGCCCTTGACTGCATCCTTGAAGGACTTCTCGGGACGGTATGCCTCAGTGTTGAGAATCTGCTCGGCGTAGGTGCCGGACTGGTCGCAACCGGCGATGACGTCGTAGACGGTCTGGTTGCCCTTGGAACCGCCATCATTCTCATGCGGTGCGTTGTTGGATACGTGAATCTCGAAGCCCGCGGACTTGTAGACGGTGCCCTCGGTGAGGCGCTGGTTGGAGTCGTTGGTTGCGACTGCCACGAATCGGGAGTCCTTGAGCATGAAGCCCTCGAACTCGGGCGGGACGACGCAGATGCGGCCCATGGTCGGGCAGTTCTGGCGGTCGAGCGCGACCTTGAGGTCTACGAGCAGGTTGTAGGCGTCCTCGGGCTTTGCGTCCGTGATGCTCTTGGGCGCGTCCTTGGTGCCGATGGTGCCGCCGGTGCCGGTGACGAGAAGGCCGGCGAGATACTTGTCGGTCACGTCGCCGAAGGCGTAGCCGGTCTGTGAGGAAGCGGACTCCAAGAGGTTGATCTTGGACTGTGCGGCGTCCACATCATCGACGGCGATGTTGAAGTAATCGGCCTGGTCGATAGACAGCGTGGCGTCGGTAACGGTCACGTCGTCGGGCGCGGCGATGTCGGTACCCTTGGTGTACTTCTTGACGGTGGGTGCGCCCACGAGGCCGATCTTGACGGTATCGCCAGCGTCTCGAATCTCGCCCTCGTAATCGCGGTTGAAGAACTTGGTATAGACCAGCTGCTTCTCGAGCGCGGCGAGGATGCGGGCAGACCAGATGGTCGGGACGAACTTGTCGGTAGACATTCGTTACCTCTTTCCTACTGTTGGGCCAAGAGCTTTTGCACATCGGCCCAGTTCTTGTTGATGTCGTCGGGGGACATTGTCTTGAGCTGGTCGAGTGACGTGATGGGGGAGACTCCACCGGCTGCGCCGTCGGCTCCCGGCATCTTGTGCGGGTCGGTCTGCGGGTTCGCCCAGATTCCGGCCTCGTCCGGTGCGGCGAGCTTCAGGATGTCGGCGATGGGCATGTCGGCGTTTGCCTTGCGCAGCGTGTAGGCCTTCTCCGTGACGGCCTCCTTGACGACGCTGTTGGCGAAGGCCTTCTTGCCGAGCGCCTTGCCGAACTCCTCGTCGAAGGCCGCGCGCTTCTTGGCCTCCTCGTCGGCCTCGGTGCGCTTCTTGGCGGCCTCCTCGTACTCGGCGATCTTGGCCTTGAGGCCGTCCACGTCTGCCGATTCCGCGGCCTTCTTGGCCTCGTCGAGCGCCTTGTTGGCGTTGTCCAGAGCCGCTTGAGTCTCGGTGAGCTTCTTGGCCTTCTGCTCGACCTCGGCGACGGTCTTGTAGTTCTCGCCCACAGCCTTCGCGATAGCCTCGGCCGGATCGCCCTCGATTCCGTTCGCCTTCAGGATTTCCTCGATGTTCTGCAATGTCCTCAACCCTTCTAAAGTCATATTAAGCTCGGCCTTCCCGAGCAGGACGGGTGCCGCGATGAAGCCCACGGCCTGCTGAGTGACATTATAGACAAAAGGAGCCGCCACCCGTAGGTCAGGCGGCTCATTCCGTGCCCAGTATAAAGCAAAAGGCCGACGCCCTCATCGAGCATCGGCCTCTTGTCTTGGGAAAGTCCCATTCAATGCGTGTTCATTGTATCACGCGCTAGCCCAGATAACGAAGATTGCGTATCTGCAAGGCATCGTAGACGCGCTGCACTTCCAGACCGTTGGCGCGCGCCCAAGAGGTTGCCGCCTCTCTGCTTGTTGCTTCGGTCGCGTGAATGCGACTGTTGCCGTTCTCGAGCTTTGCGAGGATGCAGTAGGTCTTGGTCTTCATCGGGGTCTCCCTTCCCTGTTCGTTGTCTCAATTATAATACAACAGTACAGGGAGGTCCATCCTACTCTTCGATTTTCTCGGCTTTGCCTCCGGTGAGCTTCTCCCATCTGTCGACGATGACGCTTGCGTAGTGCGGATCGAGCTCGACGCAGGCGCAGTGCCTACCGGTCTGCTCGCACGCGACGACGCTCGTGCCGCTGCCGCCAAACACGTCCAAGACGGTCTCGCCGCGACGCGTGCTGTTCATAATCTGGTACGCGAAGAGGCTTACCGGCTTCATTGTCGGGTGCAGCTCACTGCGGGTTGGCTTGTCGAACTCGAGCACCGTCGTCGCGCCCTTTTGAGCGAGAAGGTCGTAGACGAAATCGACGAGCTCGGACTTGCTCATGCTGTCCGGGTTGCGGTCGTCGGTAATGACGGTCGACTCCTTGCGGCTGTCGGTGAAGTAGTGCGCCGAGCCTCCCTTCCATCCGTACAGGCACAGCTCGTGTCTCCACTGGTAATCCTGCCTGCCGAGCGCGAATGTGTTTTTTGCCCAGACGAGAATTTGTTTCACTTCCATCTGTGCCAGCTTTGCCGCCTCGAGGAAGTTAGCGCTTTGCGTCGACGCATACCAGACATAGAAGGCTGCACCGGGCCTCAAAGCCGCCATGGCGCTAGTGAGCGCCGAGCGCAGGAACTCTACGAAGCACTCGTCGTCTGCCCAACTGTCGTTGGCGATGACTAGCCCGTCGGTGCGGCGATGCAGCTGCTTCGCTTCGCTCGGCCTGTCATGCTGCCCGAGAGCCACGTTGTACGGTGGGTCGGTCAGTAGCAGGTCTGCACCCGCAGCCCCCCCACTTCCGGCATGGCCGACATCAGACGCGCGATTCCGTCTGCGTCGGTTGAGTCACCGCACAGGAGGACATGGCCGCCCATTCGCCATAGCTCACCAGGCTTCACGCGGTCCTCTGCATCATCGTCAGGCTCGTCCTCGGTGACCTCGACGCCGTCGTCACCGATAATCTCGTCGATGTCGAAACCGAACCCTGCCACGTCGAACACGTCGGTGAGAGCGTCCAGCTCCTCCTGAAGCGTCTGGTCGTCCCACCCGGTCATGAGCGTCGTCTGGTTGTCGGCGAGCGTGAGCATCCGGCGCTGCGCGTCCGTCAGGTCGTCCACGAAGATTACCGGCACCTGCTCCATACGGAGCTTCTTTGCCGCCGCCGCTCGACCGTGGCCCGCCACGATCTCCGGCACCCCGTCCTCGTTGTGCCAAGCCAGAATCGGGTTCCTGAAACCGAACTCCGAGATGGAGTTGGCTATGGCGTCTATGTTGTCGCTGTCGTGCCGCTTGGCGTTGCCGTCGTACGCCTTGAGGCTGTCCAGCGGTACTAACTGCGCCTCCACGTCCCTCAACTCGTTCAAAGCATCCCTCCTAGTCTTCCTGACCGCGAAGCGGCCTCCAACCGTCCTCGACCTGCGAGGCCTCGAACTCGCGCATGGGTTCGTCCGTCTCCAAGACCTCCCAGTGACCGCCCCTGATCGTAGCGAAGCCGAAGCCCTGCGAGCTGTCCTTTACGTCCGTGTCCACCCAGCGGAAGTGCAGCTTGTGGGCGTGGGCCTTCCCGTGGCACCCGCTGGTGTTGCCGCTCCCGCAAAGGGTGATGGTCGGTTTGGGCAGCTCGACCCCGTGACAGTCGTACATCTTCCCCGCCGAGCGCCTCACGATGTGGTGCTGGTTGAGCGGGTACGTCGCCCCGCACACCGCGCACCGGTTGAGCTTCACGCTGCACCCTCGCATGAGCGGTCGCAGGTAAATCGGCATCGTGTCAACCTTAGCCATTGTCAGTTCTTCCCTTCGATTAGGTCTGCCAGTTTTGCCCACATTCCCGGCCCCGAGCTGTCGAGGTTGCAGAGCGCGTCGTCGTTCCCGAACAGCGCCCTGCTCGCCATGATGCACCGGTAGCAGTCGGCTACGGTCTTGTTGCGCACGTTACGGCCCTCGTAGAGGCATCTGTGCGTGTGCAGGAACTCGACGGCCTCGCTCCTCTCGTCGCTAGTCTTCATACAGAATCTCAAGCCCGTACGCGACGGCGGCATCGTGCTCGATGCGGCATCCGCGTGCGTCCTCCCAGCCTTTGCAGAAGTAGGCCGCATGGCACAGGCTCATGTTCTCGAGAGATTTCGCGAGATAGCACAGCGGAATCTGCACGACGCCGCGCTCCTTCATGGCCTCATCGCTGTACCACTCGTCAGTGAATAAGGTGTTCACGAACTCGTAGCCCATCCCGCGCAGCTTGGCGTGCGCCTTGTCCCTCGCCTTCGCGATCTCCTCGTCGGTCTTGCCAGCCATAGGCTGAGAAATCATCGCTCGTTTAGTCATTTGTCCTCATCTCTCAAATCGGTAATCATTCGTCCACCTTCTCCACGAGGTCGCGCGGGTCCATTCGCATTGCGTCGGCAAGAGCGAACAGGTTCCCGATGCGCATGTCGCGCTGCAATCGAAGCAAACCACTGAGGACGGTCGGCGTGATGCCTGCCATCTGGGCAAGCTGCTTCTGCGTGAGGTCATGGTCGGCTAGGTAGCGCTTGACCACCTTCTTGCTGACCTTGTATCTAGTCGACGCCCTCATCGTTTGCCCTCCCATTCCAAAAGCTCGCTGCGGCCTCCATCGTCAGAAGCGAATCCTCTCCATACCCATAGACCATCGGTCCCTCGGCACCGCTTCAACCCGTCAAGTTCCGGCTCATTCATGGTCAAACAACCCCTTCCAAAAGCCGTCGCAATTCTCGTTCCATTGCGCGATGACCTCTCTTGTCAACTGCACGTCGCTCGGTCGCTCATCGTCGGTCGTGCCGTTGACGATATAGTGACGCTGCGCGAAGATGTGGCACTCCGTGCAGCAGACTTTGGCTGACAGTTCGTCGGGCAGGCAGTCGTCTACGATCTCGATGTGCAGGTGCTCGGTCGAATGGCATCTGGGACACGGCTTCAGCCCTTCGAGCAGCTTTCGCTCATCGTTCATGGTCGTCCTCCCTGGAGATAGAGAGCGCCACGTATTTCTGTGCGAGACCCTCGAATCCATCGAGGATGTAGTCGATTCGGTAGACTGCACCGTTGAGCGGGTGCCTTGCCGCTTCCCTGACGTCGTAGCCTTCGTTCGCCAAGACTTCGAATACGATTTTGTCTCCGACTTTGAAGCCGCGGTCGTTCTTGCAAATCTCGAATGTCTTGGTGCCGTTCACGATTGCGTCGGCGTAGTTGGTAAGTACTTTGAGCTCATTGCCGCACTCGTCATACAGCACTTTGGTATCGAGCGGGATCACACAGCCATTAGCGTCCCTCGGTAGCTCAATCATTCCGCATCACCGCACAGACGGTTCACTCGATTGGTGATGTCCTCCATCATAGCCTCGAAGCACCTCTTGTCTCCGCAATTGAGCCGGCACCCATTACACATGCTCGTCGCGCCGAGTCGTCCAACATAACAGCACGCCAACTCACTGTAGAGAGAGCCGTTTGCTTCGTGCTTGGTTTGTATGCGGTTGAGGTCTTCCGCGAGCTGCTTGAGGCTGTCCGGTTTCTCGATGTTCAAGGAATCGAGCGGGAGCGTGTATCCTCTATCGTCGGATGAGTCTCCATCTGACCGGTCGTATGCCTTTACAGACCAACCTTGGCCATACGGGCCAGTTGAGTACGTGAGCCATCTGACCTCGAACTCGTTGCCGCTAGCGTCGTACATGACCTTTGTGTCGAGCGGAACTTTGCGGTTTTCGGCATCTTTCGGTGCCGGTACATCGATACTGTACTCGCTGCAAGTAGGTACGCAATCTGTCATTGTTTTTGCTCCTTTACTCTCTCGCTTGCTATCTCGGCATATTCTTCGACGATCTCGTAGCCGATGAACGGCACGCCAAGCTCGGCGCAGGCCACCGCCGTCGTACCGCTGCCGAGAAACGGGTCTATGACTCCGGTCACGACCACCGGGGTCAGTCCCGCGTAGGTCATGGCCTCGATACCCCCCCCCATGAGTTTCGGGCCGTCGCCCACGTAGACGCTGCCTATCTCCCGCATCGTCGCTCCCCTACTTGATGATGAGCGACTGCCGCGTGATTCGCTCTGCGCCCTTGATCGCGTCCGGCGTGCCGTCCTTCATCGCCTTGTCGATTGCCGCGCCGAGCTTCTTCTTGTCAATCTTCACGACCGTCTCGACCGTCTTGAACTCGTCCGGTACGAGCTTCTCGTCGGTTATCTCGGTGCTCGTGGACTTGCGGAAGCTCAGGCGTACCTTCGGCGTGTCGAGCTTCTTATCGCCGTGCGCCTGCATCGAGAAGGCCAGGTATTCCTTCAGCTGCTCGACCCGGCGCTCCTTGGCCTTGCGGCGCTCGGTCAGCGCCTTCTCCTCGGCCTTGAATGCCGCGACCTCGGCGTTCAGGTCCTTGATGAACAGGCCGACGGCCTCCAGCTTCGCCTCGCGGCTGGCCTCCAGTTCCTCCAGCTCGTCGCACGTGAATACCTCGCCGGTCGCCTCGTCCAATGCGAAGCCGTTCTCAATGACCTGTGCGATCCGTCCGTCAATCTCGTAGATGTGCATGTCTTCTCCTTAGTCCAGAAAGCTGTATTCGTGAATGCATCGGGCGATGGACGCTCTCGCGTCGTCCAAGCTCCCGAAGTGGATGTGCGCGTCGGTGTATCCGTCCGACCATTCGAGGTTGCCAACGCGTCCAGTGCGCGTGAACCCTGTGGCCTCAAGCCTCTTTACCGCGCTCGCCATGGTGCCGACCTCTCGGATCTGGTGCAGCACCTTGTGGACGTTGACGGTTACGTACTCGATGTACATGTCCGCCTACCCCTCGATGCCGAGCGCCTTGCGCACGTACGGGTTGCTCAGCGGGTGCCAGCCGGGACGCCATGCCGGGGAGATGCGCGAGGCGTCGAGGTTCGCGTCCCCGGTGGCCTTGCGTCCGGACCTCACGATGCCGTCGAGCGTCTTGGCCCTCGTCTTGAAAACCTTCTGCTTTGCGTCCTCGGTCTCTGCCCTGAACTTGCGAATCATGTCAGGCTCCTTTCACTTGCCTTGGCTATATTCTATAACGACTGTATCAACTTTGCAACAACTTTATTAGAGAAAAGGGGCCGAAGCCCCGTGTCTAGTACGGCTCATAGCGCCCTCGCTCGACATTGTTCGCGTACACCTTGCGGGCTGCGTCGCGCAGTTCCGCGTCCGTCGTGCCGATGCTCTCCAAGAGGTTGACGCACGACTGAATCACGTCGAAGCACTCGTAGACGATGTCCTCGCGCATCTCGGGCGTTATGGATCCCGCGCCATCGATACCGGATGCCTGCCACGCGCCGAACACCTCCGCGGCCTCCTCCAGCGGTTTCAGCGCCTGAGCCTTCGGCTCTGCGAACTTCGTGAACGGCTCGACCTTTAGAACGTAGGTCTTCATCTGCTCCTCCAATGTCCAAACACCAACCGGTGCGCGTAGTTGTTGGCCTTGCCCAGCTCCACGTCTATATCGTCCTTCCTGCCCGCCCTCAGGCAGTACCTGAGCACCTGCCCGAGGCTGTACGCCTTGTCCGGCGGCAGGCCCTCGACGACCCTCTCGATGATGTCGATAGGCTCGACCTCGCCCGCGTACCACTCTGGATCGTCAACCTTCTCGCCAACGTTGAGGTAAGTGCCGTGCATGGCCAGATGGTCGGCGACCTTGCGGTATGCCTCGCTGCGATCCATCAGTACTCCTCGAACCCGGTGCGCTCGCACTCCTCGTCGTCCAGAATCGCGTAGTCCTCGAAGAACTTCAGCGCCTCGGTGCAGCTCACAGTGCCACGGTTCTCATCGACCCACTCGTCGTAGGCCAGCCCGCATACTCCGATGATGTCTGAGTTGAGGTAGCGGAAGTGCTTGCAGTAGCAGCACTGCTTGGGGCACTTCTCGGTGATACCGTCCCTCCTGGCGCTCTCGATGTTGTTCATTGCCTTCTCCTTTACTTCAACAGGGCCTTGACGTCGGCGCGTACGGTATCAGCGTCCTTACCGTAGATGAATACGATCATGTCGCGCATACCACACCACACGGCGTTGCGGATGATGAACTTCTCGGCGATGCCGAGAAGTTCGTAAATCTCCGCCGCCTCTTTGATTGCGTCCTCGTAAGTCTTCATTTCCGGCTCCTTTCACTTGCCTTGGCTATATTCTAAAACAGTTGTATCAACTTTGCAACAACTTTTCGTAAAGAAAAGGGGAGCGCGAAGCTCCCCAGTCGCCCCAAATGTACCGAGCAGAGCGGCTTGTTCCATTTTAGGCGGTCTTACATACAAACGTAATACGACTAATGCAATACGACTAATGCAATACGACTAATTAGTCCATTAGTCAGTCCATTAGTTTAGAAGGGGATGGCCTCGTCGATGTCCTCGGGAACGGGTGCGCTTGCCGTCTCGCGTCGGCTCATCAACTCGATGTCGTCCACGATCACCTCGATTTTTGAGCGTTTCTGTCCGTCCCTCTCCCAGCTCATGTAGCGGAGCTTGCCGAGGATGCAGACCTTGGTTCCCTTGGCCAGCATTCCCGCCAGCTTCTCGGCGCGGGTGCCGAACATGGTGCAGTCCACGAAGTTCGGGTAGTCCTCCCATTCGCCCGTCTGCTGATTCTTCCTGCGGTCGTTCACCGCCACGCCGAAGCCCAGAACGGCCGTGCCGCCCGTAGTGCGGCGCAGCTCGGAATCGCGCGTGAGGTTTCCCGAGATATTAACGACGTTGATGCTCATAGCCTTCTCCTAAAGTGTCTTGATGGCGAGTGCCGCAATAAGCGTGTAGATGACGTACGACGCGACGCGGACCCCGACGGGCCAGCGCCCGGCATCGACCAAGAGGTAGCCGGTGCCGAGCCAAGCCCATACGAGGATAACGCCGCGCATGGCCTCGGCGCTCATCGCTCACCCGTGAGGCTGTCCACGGCGTCGCGGTTCTCGGCGGTCTTCCTCTTGATCCAAGATTCCACGACGGCCCGCGCTGTGGTGATGACCCTCGACGGCGCGTCCTTCCACTGGGTGAAGCCGGCGGCCTTGAGCGTCTTTGTCTTCTCGAGCGCGTCGAGGATGTCGGCCACCTCCTTGCCGGTCAGGAAGGAAAACTCGTTGCAGGCACCTTGGAAGTCCTCGACCTCGGCATCGGTCGCCGGTGGCTCTTGGACGTTCGCCGGGGCTTCTTGGCGCTTCACCGGCTTGCGGTCGATAGACCATCGGTACACGACCTTGCGCGTCTTCTCGTTGGTGATGGTGAGCGCCGTGATCCGACCGTTGACGACCTCCATGGCATCGACCGCGAACGAGTCGTAGCACTTGCCGTTCTGGATGTTGCAGTCCTCGGCCTTAACCCAGATGAACGGAGCCGTGTACAGCTCGCGACCGATTCCCCAGAGGAACCCGGCACGCTTGAGCGCGTCGCTGCTCTCGCCCTTCTCGGACTCCATGTTGCTCTCGGTGCCAGCCGCCTGCTTGTCGATCCAGAGGCCCTTGTCCGCGTCGTAGACGCTCAGCGTGCAGTTGAGCACGCCCTTGACCTCTTCATAAGAGCAGCGCCAGTTCATCGGGCCGAACGCCTCGTCGAGCAGCGCCATGTCCGTGCGGCTCGTCTTGTACAGCAGCAGGCTCAGGCCCTTGCCGCTCTTGGATACCTGGCCGATTCTGCACTCGACCTCGTCGGGGTAGAGGTCTCTCACGAGTCCGCTCATTTCTGCGCCTTTCCCAAGTAGTACGTCCATACCGGGAACCCGGTGGACTTCTCCATACCCTCGACCGCCTCGGACAGCTCCGCATAGGTCGAGCACCTGACCGTCTCGCGATGTATGGCCTTCATCTTGCCGGAGCAGAGCATATACCGTCCTGCCCCGTGCCAGTTGACGCACTTAGTCATCGCGGAGCGCCTCCTTCATATCCGACAAGGCCCTCGACAGCAGCGCGGCCCTGTCACCGGTTGACCCGTGGTGCGTTTTCGCGAAGTCTGCATAGAACTCGACCGGGTGCTTGACGGCCGCCATGCGGTCGGAAACGCATCCGCAAAGTACAGTGACGAGCACGTCGTACGACCTGTCAGCCTCCATCCCGAGGTTGCGCTTGAACTCCTTCATCGTGCTCGTCCCGTCGATCGCGTCGAGGAACCTGTCCAGATTCATCGGTAGACCTCCTCGAGGCTGAAGTACTTCCCGCACTTCTCCGCATATGCGTCGCGCACCTTCAGCACCGTACGTGGCATCAGCCCGCACTTGCTGAAATCACCGTCGCAGATTCGGTAGAGCATCGTGCGCTGGATCCCGCACGCCTCGGCCGCCTTGGACACGGAGCCGCACGCGGATACCAGCTCCTTGGCGGCCTGCGATACGACCAGATACGACATAGGCAACTCCTTTCCGTTTCGTTGTGTATCAACATTGTAACACACGAATACCGTAGACCGGCGGGGAAACTTCGATGAACCCCAAGGCCCCCATATTCACCTTGTAGAACGTCCGAACGCCGTTCTCGCCCTTTACCCCGACAGTCTTCGTCTCGATGATTCCATGCCTCGCCAAGAGCCTGAGTCTTGCCCGGAGCGTCGCCCTGCCACCGGTCCTCGCGTCCCAGAGGTCGTCCTCGGCCTTGCTGTAATCGAAGCGCGCCCACTCGCCGGGTTCGCGGTTCTCGATGAGGTACGCGAGCGTCACCAAGTCCGCCAGCGAGAACGGCGACCCCTCCGGCATCCCGACGAGCGTCTCCCCGTATCCCGTGATAATCATTTGAGCCTCCCAAATCGTTTTTACGGTGCCGTTTCCCGGCTACCCTAGCGCCTACACCTAAAAACGCGAAACATGCCCTAGAAAACGTTTCTGTGACTTCCTAGGGCATACCGTGAGCCTTGGCGTATTCATCATCCCGTCTCGCCTTCTCGCGCTTGGCTACCGCCTTGCGGAACTCCGCCGCAGATTCCTCCGCGCCCTCGCGCCTCTTGGCCTCTATCGCGTCCAGCTCCTCGCGGGTGATGCTGTTCGCCACGTATATCTGGTCGATGGGTACCGGGACGCCGTAGGCCTTGATGGCGTCCCCGAGCGTCGGCCCCATCTACGGCCTCGGGTTCCACGGGTACTTCGAGCGCGGGAACTGCCGCTCTGTCCCCCCGGCCGCGACCCACTCCTTGGTGAGCCTGTCGGCCTCGACGTATTCAGGGACCTCATTCTGGACGCACCAGTCGTAATGGGCGCAGCATGAGGACGGGAAGCCCCCCTTGCCCGTCGAGTTCATGTAGTCCTTGATGAGCCGTTCGCGCGGAGACCTCTCCGCCGCCCCGACGTACGCCTCGCCGACTGGAGCGGTGCAGGAGGCGTCGGACTTCACCGAGCCGGTCTGCTGGTCCTTCCTGATCCATTTCGAGATGGTGAGCCGGTAGTTCCTGTACCGCTTGCCGGACTGCTCGCAATACTCGTCGACCTTGGTGATGTAGTCGCGCCAGAATCCGGGGAACTGCTCGTCGAGTTTCGCCGCGTCCTCGTCGCTCAGGAGAACGTGGCCGAACTCGCCGAGCTTGTGCCTTGGCTCCTTTGGCTTTTGGGACGTTTTATCTACAATACCTAATGGTGATGTAACTGATGAATCAAATGGTATAGGTTCGCCCTTTCGGACGTTTCCATTTGACTTTTCGTCGAAATCCATTTGCCTTTTTGGGCAAATGGAATTTCCCATTTCGGCAAATCCTTTTTCCGTTACCGCGTACCACTTCGTCCTATCGTATGAGTTCTTATTGAAGCTTCCTGAAACGATGATCCCAGCTTCTTCGAGCTTTGCCAGAGCGGTTCGTATCTTCTTTTCAGACAGGTACGGATACAAATCATGGAGTGCTTTGATGCTGTTGAACGTGTAAGCGAGTCCGCCCTTTATATTTCGTCCGTTCGCCTTGTTCGACATGCACCAAAACGAAAGGCCCTCCAGTAGAACGGCCTCTGCCATGCCGTATTTCTCGGCGATAGATACATTAAATTTGTGATCCATAGATG